CCTCAACCTGGGATGTGCGCCTCCTCACGGGGTTTAACCCCCGTAGAAGGCTACAGCCTCCTCAGCGGTATTACACCGCGCCTGCTCTATTGAACAGGCCCCTTCGAGAGCTTGATGCCGACGGCTCTCGGGCGTCCAGAACGTAGAAGATGCTTCTTGTCGGCAGTTGGCAAACTGCCTCTTTTCAAGAAGTACTTCAGAAGGGCACCTTCTCCGGAGATTTGACTCTTCGGAGGATCGGCGGACACTCTCCAGCCCCTCGCCAGGGGTTGGTGTGTTCTGGGGTCGATGGAATGGATATCAAAACTACCATCACCGTTGACCCTACCCAACAAGGGAGAATCGGGCCCCACCCGTGGGAAATGTCCTTTTAGGACTCCCGTAAGGTGGCGGTCGACAGCGTCGACCGTGCGGATGAACCCGGCAGCATATAGCTGATTCCGGAAGTCCACCCACGACACGATCTCCTTCACGTCCCGCAGTGATGTTGGAGCAACCTCGCGGAGCTTTACGACAGAAACGTCGTGCCCGTCGAAGTACTCTTTTCCACACGACTCACGGAATTTGCCATTCCAGAATGACTTGTGGAGGTTCACCTTGAAGCCGAAGTGCTCCAAGGCGCTCATCACTTGCTGCGCGTATTCCGCGGGGACAATGATATCGTCCCCGTAGACACGCACCTTGCCCTTAAAGGAGTAAAAATCCTTATAGGTAAGACGACGTCCAATTGCATCCTCAATCCCACAAAAAACGATGGAGGTAAACACCACCGCTTCTATTGGAAAAGTGAGTGCAGAACCCATTGACGCGAACTTGGTGAGGTTATGTAAACCAATACCAGGAACGTCAGCTTTAGTTGATCTACTCGAGACAACCGCGTCCAAAAGATGCGTATAACCTCGAAGCAGGTAAACAACCAGCTGATGGGAGACACGATCAGAGGCTTCGCTGAGATCCAGCGTAGCCAACGATCCATCTTTCGAAGCTCTTTTTGCAAGTACTCTGTTGGGCTCTTGGTCGGTGAAACCGACAAAGAACTTAGAGACGTTATAAGTCTCGAGTAAGCATACGAGCCCCTCAGCAACTGCCTGCTGTGCATATTGCATGCAAGCCGGTTCAATTGCAATGATGCGAGGAGTCTCCAACGTTTTAGGTACAGGAACGACCTTGACAGGCCGCTCCTCACCGGGCGATAGGAACTTGACATTCTCAAGATTCATCCAGAACCTTGGATTGGGCAGGATAAAGTCCACACTGTGGAATCCACCCTGCTCAAGACGCACGGTCCACTCCCTGAGGTCGTACTTCTCGTTTCCGAGGAGCCGGTCAGCGGTGGAGCCGGGGCCATGCTTTGGTACAAGTTGCCCACGAGCATGAAGATTATCCATGCGCGTGAACACTTCGCCAAAAATGAGTCGAGAAATCCTCTGAAATCGGTGGATATCATCCTCCGACCAAGAGTTCTCAGCATCAACAAGTTCTCCATCTGTTTTAATGTATTGTTCAAGGGCATATCTCTCGCGATCGTAAGAACACGGGAGAGCCACCTTCGAACACAAGCGCGTCAGCTGTCGTATTGCTACGATGGCCGGCACGCTCGGTACATCAAGTAGGACACCATCACTACGGTCGAACACAAGCACAAGGAAACCTCCGAGAAATCGGGGGAGACCTCCCAGACGCTGGAAACCAGCGAAATGGGCGTGAGCAACGCCGCCATCGGCGAGGGCCTCATCGAAGTCCTTACCAAAGCGGGGCAGGGTAATCGTTAAAAACGACAACCCCTCATGTTCAGACCGACGCGCGACCGTTTTGAAGTCGTGCGTGGTGCTAACGCGGCATCGGTCGCCGAAGTCTTCGGCGACCACCCTCCAAAGTAACATAGGGCTTTTCATCAACCACCTCTTTTGAGGCTAGGTGAATCCTTTACCCATGCCACCGGTCCATCGGATCAGCTCTCACCACCAAAGTTTGGTGATGTTAGCACCGGAGGTCGCGGAAAGATTGGCTAACAGCCCATCAACCACGGCCTTTGCTCCGGCAGTGTCGTAACCAATTGGCGTGTCAACGGTGACTGAAACAGTCATCGACTGACTCACATTCTGGCCAGCGACCAGCGGATTCGCAACAAGCGTATCCGCAATGAACCGAATCGTGTGACGAGTCCGACGGCCGTACGAATGAAGAATATTCATCCGGTAGGCACGGTCGGCAGTCGCATAGGCGGCCCCATCTGGGGACGTACCCGTGCGATTCAAGGTCTTAGCAGACCCTGACACAGTCACGCTTTGTGGATCAGCGTACATAGGATTACCTTTTCGGGTTTCAGGCCTTTGTAAGGCCAGTGATTCGAGGTCACCTTGTGGGGACCCCGTTGTGGCTTCACAGCCGTTTCGGGCCCCTGGTAATACCAAGAGCCCCTAGGATCGACCACTGTCTTATTGTAAAAGAGTCAGAGGTTAATCCAAAACCGTAGGGAGATGCTTGTTCACGGCGCTTCCGAGTTCCTCGAAAGCTATCCGTGACGGTCCGGGGATGATTCGTAAGCCCAGATTGTGGGCTCGACGTCACATTGGACCGACGGATTTCACGGGAGGTTTTCTCCATGACATATCCGTACTTCATCACTAGCCCGTCGGACTGGAATGCTGATACGTTAGAAAGTAACGGACCAACATTGGCAAACCAATCGACGAGCCAACTCCAGGGGGCCAAGTTCCAAACAACCTCGGGCGTAAGCTCGAGGCCGTAAAGGAGTCTGGCCTGAGTATATATTCGTCCAAGTTCCGTCATACGGCTTGGCTCGTAATAATACTTATAGCAACCGGAAAACCACTGCTGGCGAACAGTAGTGTCGGTTGTACTATACACTGGAGGCGACGCCCAACCTTGCTGCGGAAAGCCACTCGGATAAGTGACATTGTTCGAGTTAACGAACACAGTTCTGGTTGGGGGATGGAGTCGTTTTCGGCGAAGTTCCTTTCCTGAATACTTCTCAAGCGTTTTGAGAATCTCGTAAGACTCTGTTATCGCCTTAGAAGCGTTTTTCAGGTCCGAGACAAGTGGTTTCCATCCGAACTCGAAATTCAGATACTCTGAACCGAGTCCACGGAGAAATCCCACCTGACTTTTTAGGAAGCTCGAGCCAATCATTGAGGGAATACCCTCTCTGAAAAGCTCGGCTAAAGAAACCGAACCATCTACGACTGGGTTGGTAGGGATAGTGTCGGCCACAAACTTTGCTCCGACCGGCGACAGGTTGGTTATACCAACTTGTGTCGACGGCCAGGCTAGTAAATATGGATCCGATCCACTCTCAAAACTACCATACCGGAATTCCGGCGGCACACCACCATAGTAAGGGAATAAATCCCCACTATAGGTATACTGCAAGACACCTGCCAAAGCATAGACCAGTCCCGCCCTTCCGACTTGCGTCGGCGCGACGGAGTGGGTTAGCTTGACGGTGTCAAATGGACCTCCGATATCCCGCACCACATGGCGTTGTTTGCGCCAGCGGTGCCCTTCTGACCATGTGACCTGCTGTCCGATTATTCTGACAGACTCGTCACCCGAACCAATGGGATTACCATTACGGGTGTCGATACCACGCATACTCCAAGAGTACGTGCGATCTGACAAGATTCGGCTCTTGCGGGTCACGGTCATCGTCAATCCTTGATTAAGAGGATTCCTACGGTGGAGGGAAGGCATTTTGTGCCCGGCTTGCACCAGGGGCCCCGAAAGGGG